CTACCGTACAAGCTAATGCGCCTACCCCAAAAATCCACCCTAAGCTCTGATATGTTCGCAGTAGCACCCAATGGACGAGTAAATTCAAGTAGATAATCCCAAGCAACACGCTTCGACTGAGCGTAAGTAGGAGCAATATAAGCAAATCGTGGATTAGGTTTATCGCACTCAATTGCAGCCTTTATGAGATGGTTAATAGCACTGACAGTCTTACCCATACGTCTGTGGGCAACTACGACTGTAAACCTGTGCTTGTCTATTGCCTCATGAATTTCGATCTGCTGACCACGAGGCTTGTAAGGAATGACTATTTCTGCCATGTCACGCTATGCTCTACTGCGCCACCGTCTGCACCTGTGATCTCTGACCTAGCCAGCTTAGGAACGTGGTACTCACACAGCTTATTCATTAGGTCTAAAGCCTTGTAAGGATCGTCCTTAGCTACCTGCTCTAGCCATCCATCCATGTTCTCTACGTTACGTTCTAGTAGCTTTGCAATAGCTTCCTTAACGATAGATGTTGACTTATTAACCGCACCCTTAGGTCTGCCCTTACCCATGTTAGTAAGGTTAGCTATTCGTGCATCTTCCTCTATTTTACTGGTGTAATCTGTTTCCATTTTTGCATTACCTTTCTGGTGTCATGCTATCTTACTTTTGATTCTGATAGTAAATATAAATTGTGCTATCTGTTTATTCCTGTAAACTATCTGCTCTAACTGGAGGATATATGTTACCTACTTATAAAATTACTTTAACAAATAATAATGATTCTGATCTTGTTATAGACTACAGCGAATCTTTTAAAGATATGTCAGATGAAGCTATTTCAATTGCCTTAGATGATTGCATTAAATCTTTACAGATACAGCTCATGTCAATTACCTATAAGTCCTAACTTTCTTTGCTGATCCAAATAATTGTAATAATTATCAATTACCTGTTGATCTACAAATTCTGAGAAATTCTTACCACGCTTCTCAAGTGCGCCAATAGCCATATTTCTTACGCTACCTTTTTTTCCAGCCATTTCACGTAAAACATTATCAAAAGTTTTTGGAAATAATACTTCTACAGGCACATTTTGACCTAAAGTTCCGAGATAATTTGCAGTAAAGTCAGTGTTATAGCTTGGATTAACTGAAGGAAGAAGCCTCATGCCTTCTTGGTTAGTGCTTAAAACAGTATTCCCAACATACCCTTTAGGAACTCCAGCCAATGCAGGATCAGTTAACGCTGCCGATAAATCTTCAATATTAAATCCAAGTTTTTCTTGATTTCCTTTAAGTGCCAGCTTCTGCATAACAGCAATTCTTGCGTTTCCTGCTGTTGTATCCAATCCTTCCCCAGTCAAAAGCTGTATCCTTCCCTCGTCTGACATCAATCCTTTAAAGTTTTTCATCCTTAGCTTATCTTCGCCAGGAACTTTTGAATTTCTTATCGCATTATCAATTTCTGAAATTGTTTTCTTGCTTGGAGCTTTTGCGTCTAATAATCCAAATACAGCCTGAGTAGGCATTACAGAGAAAAACTCTGAATATTCACCCATTGTTGTTGGCAAAGACACAACTTTACCAGTTCCACCTGCTTGAAGATTTTCTATTCTTGTTTGTGCGTCTCTATTTTGTATTCTTTTTGCAATACCTAAGTTTGATGCTCCACCAATATTTTTAGATATATGTTCTAAATCTCTAGCATAATCTTGACCGCCATGAGTAATCATTTGATTAGCTAAAGGCTCATCTGAAATACTTTTAATTCTATAATTTCTACTTGTACTATCCCACGGCATTAGCATTAAGCTAGAACCTTTTAAATCTTCAATCTTAACTGGAGTTTTTTCAGCAAGACCTCCAATATATTCTCTTTCAAATCTTGTTCCTAAAGTTGGATCTGGTTTTAATGGAGTTGATGGACGGTAAACATACATTGCCGGATCCATCTTGCTGCCAGGGCCAACGTACTTATAAGCTAACTCAGCAGCGTTAGGAGCTAACGTCCTTCCTGCTCTTACGATAGATTCAGGAGCGACCATAGGAGACACTACATTCTCGCCTAACGATGTAGCTACACGACCTGTGTTATCTCTGGATAAATTTAGCGGAGGAACTGCTCTCTTTACTGCTCGGCTAATCTGTTCTGACGTTGGAGGAGCTGGCTGGTTAGGAAACAAAGCACCAAATCTATTAACGTACATCTGGTTTATGTCACCAGGTATTCCGCCTATTGCTGCTGTTCCTGCTAAAGTTCCACGACCTGCACCGTATAACGTATCTGCTAAACCTGCTGTTGCTACTGGAATTACATCATTAGTGTTCGTAACGATCTGACCTGCACGATTCCTTGTGACTCCACCGAATCCTAGCTGTTGTAATAATTCGTCAAGGCTTGCCATATATTTCCTCGTACTTGTCAGGACGGTTAGTCCGTATCCATTCTCTAGGTTCTTCGTGGCACTTTGCGTAGTCCATTCCTACTGTCTGACTTCCTGCGTGATGGACGTATGCAGTACTTACAAAATGACTGAACCCTGCTTTAGATAGATCATCGCACATAATGTTATCTGAATACCAATTAGTGCTAGGGAATCTTGCTGTCTCAAACGCCTGTTTATTGATGTAAGCAAAAATAGGCGCAATAACCCCTACTTCTTTGATGTGATCTTCTGATGCCCATTTTAACCCAGAGATAGAATCATTAGTAATACTACAACGAATATTTTGATCCCAAAGCACATAATCACTTCTTGCTCCTACGAAACCTAGTTTATCGGTATGCTTCTTTAGTAATGCTATATCTGACTGTAGATTCTTATAAGTTGTCGGAGTTATAACAACGTCATCGTTAGCGATAATGATTTCTTTGTATCCATCGTAGAACGCCTTAGACATAGCTTCGTTATACGCATCACCAAAGTTTGTAGCTACGTTGTATATCCATGTATCTACAAGTTCAGCGTCCTCAGTATTTTTACTGGATAAATATACAGGTATGTTCGGACAATACGCCTTTATGCTTAAAAGCAGTATGTTTAGACCTATGTTTCCTGTGCTACAAATGACGATAGCTTGCATAATTATTAATAAGTCTGAGAACTAGGGAAAGGATTCCCATCGCTTTTTTGCTGTAAACAAATACAACTTCCTAATTCTCAGGCTTGTTAGCTCTTTGTTAAGATTACTCGAATAAAATCTATTGCTCTTGGTGTTCTAAGCAGTGTCTCCTGATCCTGTATCGTTTGACCAAACTCAGATATACCGAACTCCATTGTCTTGACTGTAAATCTATCTTCCCAGCCTAGATACCAGTGCCATTCAGTATAGTATAAAAAGCTGTTTTCGTTAAATGCTCTTACGTGAGTTGGGTCTTGCCATGCGCCTAAACTCAAGTCATACGGAACTTGAATGTGGAACTCGCCACCAGTGTCAAGCAAGTCTTTACAGTTCGTCATTGCCGTTACCAGATCAGGTATATGCTCCAGTACATCATTAGCTACGATCTGGTTAAACATTCCCTTCTTTATCTCTACCTTACCGAACCTAGTGTCAATTACCTCACCGAACTCTACGTGAGTAATATCTACGTGCCAATCAGGTTTGGTTCTAGCCTGTATATCAGCGTTAAACCATTCATCTCGCCAATCCTTACCTGATCCTAAATTAAGCGTTTTTGGCAGCAATTAAAGCCTCTATATCGTTAGAGCAAAGCAATGAAATTAAATCGTTTATACGGCTATCTGGTAGTTCCCACCACGGGTTTTCTAGCAGTCTGTCTATCTGACTCCGAGTGAACCTGAACTTTAGAGCTATTGCCGGATTTCCTGCTGCAATTGCATAAGCCGGAATATCCTTTACGACCACAGAGTTGGCAGCTATTACGGCTCCATCTCCAATCGTGACCCCAGATAATATTGTTGACCCTGAGCCTATCCATACGTCATTACCTATTATCACGTCACCCTTAGTGGCTGGATGACCTTTGCCGTTATGGTTAAATACGTCTTTATGGATGTGTCCGAACGGATAAGTCGTTACCCAATCAGTCCTGTGATTACCACCTATAAAGATCGTTACGTTATCAGCAATCGAACAAAAGGAGCCTACCTTTACATCAGCTCCTTCTCCCCAATCACGAACTTTAATATTCTCTAGTCCGTATGTGTAACGCATTACTTCTTTCTGGCTTTGTTT